AAGAACTTATAAAGCTGGTTTAAAAGCTAGTTCAGGTTCAGCAAGTGTATTTTTTGACGAAGCTGATGCTGGTCAATTATTATGCACAGTTGGTTCATCAATCACATTGAATTTATTCCCAGAAGGAAATCAATCTGGTGACAAATTTTATGCTGTTGATGCAATCGTAACTGGATATAATGTAAGTGCATCTTTTGATGGAATGGTTGAAGCAGAAATTACTTTCCAAGGTACTGGTGCAGTAACTATTGGAACGGCAAATTAATAATTAATTAGAAAAGGAAGATATATGGCAGTAATAGATAGAGTGAAGGCACAGTTTGAATCTTTAGGAATTAAAAAGATTGAGGTAGCTGAATGGGGCGAGGAAGGCAAACCTTTGGTAATTTATTGTTCACCATTTACACTTGGTGAAAAAAGAAACCTATTTAAAGGTGCTAAGAATGATGATCTAGGAGTATTAGTAGATGCAATCGTTTTAAAAGCAAAAGACTCTGAAGGAAACAAAATGTTTAAGCTAGATGATAAGCTAACATTATTGAATAATGCTGACGCAAATGTTATAGCTAGAGTCGCAACAGAAATGTTGAATAGTGCTTCTTACGAAGATACCGAAAAAAAGTAAGATTTGACAAAGAGCTTTACACCATACTTGCTCTTGGTCACGAATTAAAAAAAAGTATGGAAGAAATGCTTTCTCTAACTGAGGAAGAATTTTATTATTGGATAGCGTATTTTAAAGTGAAGGCAGAAAAAGATAAACTAAACTATGGCAGATCAGCAAGTAAAAATAACAATCTCCGCAATAGATAATGCCACAAAAGCACTTAATGATATTAAGAATAATTTAAAAGGCGTAAGCAAAGAAACTGATAATACACAACAAAGTTTTTTAACACTTAAAAACGCAGTAATTGGATTTGCTACTGTTGGTCTAGTATCGCTTGGGAAACAAATCATAGATGTTACAAAAACATTTCAAGAACTAAGAGGGAACATTATAAGTGCTGTTGGTTCTATTGAAAAAGGAACACAAACATTTAATGATTTATCTGAATTTGCTAAAACAACTCAATTTAGCATACTTCAATTAGGCAGATCGTTTCTTACATTAAGTCAAAATGGTGTAGCACCCACTGATAGACTTTTAAGAATATTTACACAAACTGCTGGTAATGCAACTAACAAAGTAGATGCTTTAAATGATTTAACTAGATTATTTGCACGAGGAGCTCAAGGTGGTTTTAATATACAATCTTTAAATCAATTAGTAGCTAATGGTATTCCAGCATTTCAAATACTAAGAGAGGAATTAGGATTAGATGAAAAAGCATTAATGAGATTATCTAATACTGCTGAGGGTTCACAATTAATATTAGACAACTTATTAATAGGGTTAGAAAAAAGAGCAAATAACTCAGTAAAACCTATTTTTGATTTAAATGTTTCTTTTAAAAATTTTTTTGAAACAATAGAAGCTGGTTTATTTCAAATAGGAGATCAAAAAGAATTAGCTGGTTTTGTAGATCAATTAACTAAATTATTAAAAGCACTACAACCAATTATAGATATTATAACTTTATTTGTTAGAAATATATTACAAGGTTTTATTTATGCCTTAGAAATTGTTAATCCATTAATTGCTTTATTCTCAGAAATATTATCTGATTTATTTATTCCTATAAAAACAGTTGCCGATAATATTAATAAATATTTAAACAAAGCGTTTGAAAAATTTGCAGGATTTTTAGATGATGTTAGAAAAAAGTATAAAGAATTTAAAGAGTTTGTATTTGGCAAACCAATTCAATTAGAAGTAATTCCACCAAAAACAAAAGCTGTTGTAGAAGAAACAACAAAAGTACCAGCAGAATTGTCAGCTACACAAAAAACAGTTCAAGCATTACAAGTTGCCGCATTTGATTTAAAAGCACAATTTAAAGATATTTATTCTGTAATTGCACAAGGAATGGTTAGTGGAATTAAAGATGTTTCTAAAGCATTAGCTGAATCAATAGTTCTTGGAAAATCTTTACAAGCATCATTTGCAGATATAGCTAGAAATTTATTAATTAAAATTATTGCTGGTTTAATAGAAGAACAATTAGCAAAACTTGCTTTATTAGCTTTAGATGAAATTGCAGTTCTATTAGGATTAAAAAGATTAGCTATTGAAAAAGAAATTACTAAAGAGAGAAGAAAACAAATTGGTGATGGAGTAACTGATGCCAACCCAGAAGAAATGGCTAGAAAACAATTAACAAATATCATTGATGAATTATGGACCAAACTTAAAACTTCATTTGATACTATTTTAACTTCAGTATCAGATATATTTACTAATATAGGTTCTTATACTGATGACATATTTAATAATATAGGTAGCAGTATAGGTGATATTTTATCTTCATTAAGTTCTAGCGTTGGAGATATATTCAGTTCAATCGGTGGTTCACTTGGCGATATTATTGGAAGTATGGGTAATATGTTTGGTGGTGGGGGTGGTGGATTTGATTTAGGTTCTATATTTAGTTCTTTTGATTTTGGTTCATTCTTTATGGCAGAGGGTGGAAATGTTAATGCAGGTACAGCTTATACAGTAGGAGAGCGTGGTAGAGAGCTGTTTATACCAAATTCCGATGGTACTATCGTACCGAACCAAGACTTGCAGTCTAAAGCGAATAGCTTCAACTTTACGATTATTGCTACTGATGTTAAAGGTGTTAAAGAATTATTATTAGATAATAGAGCAACTATCGTTAATATTATGAATCAAGCACTTAACAGCAAAGGAAGAAGTAATTTAGTATAATGAGTGGTACATTTCCTTCAACTCCAGCAACTAGAGCAGTATCAGTAAGTTCAAGACAAAATACTATTGTATCAACTACTGTATCTGGCAGACGACAAGCTAGACAAATTGATGGGCAAAGATTTGGATTAGTTTTACAATTTCCAGTTATGACTAGAGCAGAATTTGCACCTATTATGGCTTTTATTATGAAACAAAGATCACAATTAGAATCTTTTACTTTTGTACCAGCAACTATTTCAAGCACTAGAGGTTCAGCTAATACAGTTATATCAGTAGTAGGTTCACATACTGCTGGAGATACTACAATCGCAGTAGATGGAATGGGAAACAATTTAAGTGGTGTTTTAAAAGCTGGTGACTTTGTAAGATTTACTGGTGCTAATAAAGTTTATATGGTTGTAGAAGATTTATCATCTAATGGTTCTGGTGCAGGAACATTAACTATTGAACCACCATTAAGAGCAAACCTATCTGATAATACAGTTTTAATTTATTCTAATGTAGATTTTACAGTAGGACTTACAAACGATATTCAAGAATTTGCAGTAGGCACAGAAAACTATTTCCAATACGAAGTTGATCTTATAGAGGTATTGTAATGCCTAGATCATTAAACGCCAATTTAATTACAGAACTTGCAACAAATAAACTTAATCCAGTAGAACTTGTTTATCTAGGAGTAAGCACAGGAACTTATTATACAGATCATTATAAAAATATTACCTTTGATGGAAACACTTATGTTGCTTCCTCATTATTTTTAGGAAGTTCTGAATCAGCAGAATCTTCAGAAGTATCAGTAAGTAATTTAGTAGTTAAGTTTGGTGGCGCTGAACAAACTATAATCTCTTTATTTCTTAACAATGATTATATGGATAAGAGGGCTTGGGTATATAGAGGTTTTTTAGATGAGAACCAAGCATTAATAAATTATCCATTTTTATTATTTGATGGAAGAATTGAAAATCTAAGTATTGAAGAAGATAATAATAATTCAACTGTATCTATTTCTATCGCATCACATTGGGCAGACTTTGATAAAATCAAAGGAAGAAAAACTAATACCAATTCACAAGCATTACATTTTCCAACCGATGTAGGATTTGATTATGCTTCACAAACTGCAAAGGATATTAAATGGGGCAAAGCATAAATGATCTTTACAAAATTATACATTTATACAGACAGTTCCCAAGATACGATAAAATGAAATATCAAGATTTAGTAAATATGATTTTGCCTTCTTTTAATTTAGAACAATACCAAATTCACCAAGTTAATGGAGAAGTTATTGGATTTACTAATTGGGCGTACCTAAGTGATGAAGTAGAAAAAAGATTTATGACTACTGGTAGATTAAAAACTAATGAATGGAAATCAGGTAATAATATTTGGCATATTGAAACAGTTGCCAAAAGTAATTTAAGAGCAATAATGAATTGGACAAAAGAATATTTTAGAAATGTATTAGAAGTAGACCAACCTTTAAAATGGTTAAGGATAGCTGATGATTCAACTATTTATAGAAGATCTATGAAATTTAAAAGGGAGTTCCATAATGGGCTTTGATCCAGTAACAGCATTTGTTGTTCAACTTGTAGTCACAACAGCAATCTCTTGGGTTTTAAAACCTGATCCACCAAAAAGAAATGTGCAAGGTCAAGAAACAGCACAAGGAATTTTAGTGAATAAGGCGTCTAACAATAGTGCCATTCCAGTAGTTTATGGAAGAAGGCAAGTTGGTATCGCTAGAGTATTTGTTGAATCTTCTGGTTCAGATAATCAATATCTTTATATGGCAGGAGTTCTTTGCGAAGGTGGTGGTAATGGAATTGAATCAGTAGATGAAATTTATGTTAATGATAAACTGGTAGTTTGGTCAGGTGCATTAACTGATGGAACAGTACGAACAGTAAATAGTTCAGATACTAATTTTTATAAAGATGGAAGTTTAATATCAGTTCAGGCATTTTATGGATTAGACAATCAATCAGTTTCATCAATACTAGATGAATCTACTAACTGGGGAAGCAATCATAAATTATCAGGTGTTGCTTATTTAGCTTTTAAATTTACTTGGAATCAAGACGCATTTAGTTCACTGCCAGAAGTTAAAGTAGTTCTTAAAGGTAAAAAAATTTATGATCCTAGATTAGATTCTACAAAGGGTGGTTCTGGTTCACATAGACAAGATACAGCTTCTACTTGGACATATTCACCCAATTCAGCTTTATGTCTTTTGGATTATTTAAGAAATACTAGATATGGAAAAGGTTTGCCAAATTCATCATTTGAAACTAATTATGATTCTTTTAAAACAAGTGCAAATATTTGTGAAACACAAGTTACTCCATATACTACAGCACCCTCAGATATAGATTTATTTGAAACAAATCTAGTTATAGATACAGAACAAAAAGTAATAGACAATGTAAGAGAATTATTAAATCCAATGAGAGCAATATTTACCTACACACAGGGTAAATACTTTTTAATTATTGAAAATACTGGAACATCAGAATTAAGTTTAAATGCAGATAATATAATTGGTGGAATTAAAATATTTGGTGAAAAGAAAAATACTAAATACAATCGTGTTATAGGAACTTTTGTAAATCCTGATAAAGAATGGCAAGAAGATACAATTACATATCCACCTGCTGATGATTCTGGCTTATCAGTAGGAGATCAATATGCAACTTTACTAGCCGAAGATAATGGAACTCAATTAGAAGGTAATTTTACATTTCAAGGAATTACTAATCCATATCAAGCTGAAGAACTTTGTGAAATTATATTAAGAAGATCAAGAAATGCTTTGGCTGTTGAAGTTATGGTAACTTCAGAAGCATTAAATTTAACAATAGGTGATATAGTTGATTTAACTTATTCTACTGGTGGATTTAGTGCTAAACCATTTAGAGTTTATGGATTAAGTATAAATACAGATTCAACAGTTTCATTAAAACTTATAGAGCATCAAGATAATTTCTACACTTGGACTTCTAAAGCAGAAGCACCAACTATTGCTGATACAACACTTCCAAATCCATTTTCTGTATCTGCACCAGCTTCAGTAACTCTTGACGATCAATTAATAGAATACTCAGACGGAGTTGTTATTACTGCTCTTAATGTAACAATCGGTGCTTCATTAGATAACTTCGTGGATTACTACCAAGTTGAATATAAACTAAGTACAGATACAGATTATATTATTCATGGACAAGGAAAAGGATTAACTCAAAGAATATTAAATGTAAAAGACGGATTCGTTTATAATGTAAGAGTAAAAGCATTTAACACATTGGGAGTTGGTTCTACTTATACTTCTGCAACAAGAACTATTATTGGTGGTATCGCTTCACCTGCTGATGTTGAAGATTTTTCTTGTAATATTATTGGAAGTGATGCTCATTTATCTTGGACACAAATTGCAGATTTAGATTTAGCTTACTACGCAATTAGATTCTCTACATTAACAAGTGGTGCATCTTGGTCTAACTCAGTTTCTTTAGTTGAAAAAGTTGCAAGACCAGCAACTAGTATTACAGTTCCTGCAAGAGTGGGTTCTTATTTAATTAAAGCAGTTGATAAATCTGGAAACTTATCTGCTAATGAAACAATTATTGCGACTAACATAAGCACAATAGGAAATTTCAATGCTGTTGCTACACAAACTGAATCTCCTACATTCTCAGGCACATTAACAAATACTATTGTATCAGATGGAACTTTAAGATTAGATTCTTCAGAACTGTTTGATAGTGCAACTGGCAACTTTGATTCTGCTACTTCATTCTTTGATTCTGGTCTTACTTCTTTTGATTTATATTCTACTGGAAATTATGTATTTGCTTCTCCAATAGATATAGGTGCAGTTTATACTTCAAGAGTAACTGCTTCTATTACACAAACTTCTGATAACGCAGATGACTTGTTTGATGCAAGAACTGGAAACTTTGATGACGCAAGTTCTAGCTTTGATGGTGATACTCCTGCAAATTGTAATGCACATATTGAGATTGCTTTATCAAATGACAACATAACTTATACTTCATTTAGAAATTTTGTAGTCGGTGATTACACAGCAAGATATTATAAATTTAGAGTAGTATTAACTTCTTTTGATTTAGCTTCTACTCCAGTTATTAGTGCTTTATCTGTAAGTATAGATATGCCAGATAGAATATTTAGTGGAAATGATATTACTTC